GGAGGTCTGGCGGCTGATAGCCGAACTTGTCGAGCGGCGGGAGCTTGTCGCCCTTCTTGCGCGGGATCGTCCGCTCGATGTCGCGGCGGATCGTGGACAGGACCAGGTTCTGCCACGGATGCCCGATCGGCTCGTGACGGTCGAAAGCAACCCAGCGGGTGAACTCCTCAGAACTCATCCGCGCTTGCAGTTCCTCGACCGTTGCGCCCATCGCGAGCGCGAGTCGATGCCAGAATCTCAGCTCTGGCTGCTGGAAGATTTTTTTTCGGCATCCTCCAGCGAGCGTTTCCCGAGGCCCGTGATCTCTAGCGCCTGCTCGTAGAGTTCCTCGAGCGCCGCGAACTCCATCTGACTGAAGGCGTCATAGGCCTCGTCATAGCTACCGAACAGGGCGGCGCCCGCCTCGTCGCACACCGCCGTGGCCACTACCGCGGCGGGCGGGATTCGGAACTGCCCGCCCTTGGCGAGTTTCGCCTGGAGGTCGAGCAGCACCCAGCGCCGCGCCCCGTTCGGGCGAACCATGTGCCAATCGCCGGAGAGCTTCGTCTCGACCTTGACCGCCTTGGGCGCGGTCTGGGCGATCCGCGCCAGCACTTCGTCCTTGGTCATGGCTTATCGCGTGATGACCACGGAACCGTCGACGGTGATCTCGACCTCAACCTTTGCGCGGTCCTGGTTCGTGACCGAAGAGATCTTGAACTTCGTGCAGTAGCCCTGCCAGGTGCGCACCTCGGCCCCGGTGTCCGACGCGGTGATGCGGTAGTTCCGACGGACGGGGCTCGCCGACGTCGCGTCGTCCTCGAGCCGGTTGTGGCCGGTATCGCCATACGCGCGCGTGAGCGTGGCAACGCACGGGTCATAGGTCAGCGAGCCGGGGATCTTCTTCGAGGCGGCCTGGTCCAGCACGTACCATTCCTGGGTCTCGCGCGTGGACGAAGGCGGCTCGAGATCCTCGATGTCGAGAATCTGCGTGAAGGTGTCGGAGCCGATGGCCGGCAGAGAAGTGCCAGAGGCCGCGCCGACTTCCAGCTTCCAGTTATAGCCAGTGACATTCTCGGTCATTTGATTTCCTCAGAAACGAAAACGCCCGCGCATGGCGGGCTATGTTTGGAACTCGATGCGTCGACTAGGCCGCTACGGTCGGCAGGCCTGTGTCGGTCAGGTATGTGACGATGTACTGCAGGCGCAGCCGCATCATCGGCTGGCTGCCGTCGTCGTTTCGGTCGACGGTATAAGCGCGCAGAGAGCAGTCCTGCGCCAGTCCGGACAGTTTTCTGTCTGCGGCCAGAGCGGTCTCGATCAGCGCTGCGATATCCTCGACACGGTTGGCAAGCTGCTGCGTATCGCGCGCGATCAGATCAATCGATAGATCGAGTTCGCGCTGCTGCTTGGCGCCCAGGGTGCGCGGGATGACGTCCTCGTTCCCGACCCAAACCCAAGCCCAAGGCATCTCAGATTCATCGGGGACTTCCCGATAGTCGATGGTGACGTGATCCTGCAGGCCGTCGATGTTGGACAGCAGCACACGCACCCGTTCACGGATCTGGCCACGGACGTGCATCAGGCTTCCTCGATCCCGACTACGGTGAACCCGTAGGAGTCGGGCAGAAGCTGAACGACCCGATACGGCTTCCCAGACACCTCAAGCGAGTCGCCCCGCTTGAGGCCCAGCCGATCGACGTCACAGGAACGCGCTTCGACGCGCGGCCCCGTGATCACTACATTGGCGTCTTCAAATGCGGCCACCTGCGATTCGTTGTCGAATAGCGCGGACATTTGGCCAGATCCGCAGCGCACGCAGATCGCCCCCAGCGCCTGGATCATGGCCAGGCGCTGGGAGTCGTCGATCAGGTCGGTCATCAGGTTACGGTGGCGTTGCCCGGGGTGAGCTTGACCACGCAGGTGGTCTCGGACGCGGAGCCCGCCACCATTGCGATCACCGCACCGGTCACGTCGCCCGTCGCCGGAGTCGCGACCGAGTCGTCGAAGTTGCCGGCCGAGACGTCCCAGATCAGCTTCTCGCCGACCACGAACACCGCCGCCGACGCCTTCGGCACCGTGTACACGCCTTCGATCGCCACCGGGATCACTTCACCCGAACCGGCCGCGCTCTTGAGAGCAACGCCGATCGTGTGAAGCATCTTCACCACGGCACCCGAAGCCACCGCGCCGGCGGTGGTGAAGTTCACCACGTCGCCACGCTGAACATATGCAGTCGTCATCTTGGTTTCCTCGCAGAATTGAAGCCAGAAACGAGAGCGGCCCCGTCAGGGGCCGCTTCTCGTCAGGTCATGGGTTGGATCAGGCGCCTTCGTTCTTGTAGCCCGCGCGCCAGTCGCCGATCGCCACACCGTAGTCGAGGCGGATCTTGAACTTCATCGCGTCCGTGTCGAAGTCGATCATGTCGTCGACGAACGGCGTCTGGTTGCCATCGAGGAAGACCACCTCGAAGGCCGCCACATCGGCCGGGTTGGCGAACAGATACCAGGCCGTCGCGCTGATGCCGTCCAGGTACGGATCGGACACCACCGAGAACGCATTCCGGTAGATGTTCGGCTTGTTGCTGTTGCTCTGGCTGTTGTCCGTGGTGGACGAGATCAGCTCGCGCGCCAGATCCTCCTTGCCGACCGGGACGACCAGCACCGCAGGCTGAATGTTCAGCGTCTCGACGTTGGTGTTGTCCTTCTGCCGGCGCATCAGGTTCCGACCGACACCGAACGAGGCGATCGACATCGCCGTGCCGGTGCTGGTCAGGTTCGCGTGGCCGCCCGCCGTGGTCGCTGCCGTCGCGTTGAAATACTGGCCGGTGTCGACCGAGGTCGGACCGCGGTTGTTGGCGCCGCTGGTCAGGTAGGCGTAGACGTCCGTGTTGACCGTCCGCTTCGCCGACCGGCCCATGATCGCGGCCCGGCGGTTGAAGCCACCGAGGTCGTCGTTCACGATCATCTGACGGGTCAGCGCGATCGCACGACCCTTGGTGACCGCCGAGGCGTTCTCGTAGTTCTCGGCGGTCGTGCCGTAGGTGTACTCGCTGCCCTCCGGGATGGTGGCGAGGTTGCCGAAGCTGCCGAGCTGAATGCGCGGGTGGATCTTGAAATCCGAGACCGAGCCAGCCGCGGCGAACGCCGACCACGTATCCGGGAAGTTGTCATACGCCTGGCGCAGCACCTTGCCGGCCGTGGTCGACAGCAGCGCCGGGAAGTCGCTGGTCGTGTGAACGGCCAGCACCTTGCGAGCGACGCCGTCACGGGTCAGACCCGTGGTCGAGATGCCCGCGACGTTCAGCGCCTTCTCGGCGATGTCCGACAGCGTGCGACCGTTGAACTCGTTGCCCGCATCGGCCTTCTCGACGCCCATGCGCGCGGCCAGCGCCTTGCCGGCACCCTCGATGAACGCATCGCGCGAGTCACGCACGACCGCCACGCGCGGGGCCAGCGGCTCCGCACCTTCGCCCAGCTTCGCGAGCAGCTTCGCCGCAGCCGCATCCGGCGTGCAGGTCGCATCCTCGACGCAGGCGTCGAGCAGCGCGCGGTGCTCGACGGCCAGACGGCCGGCGAAGCGCGCCTTGATCTCCGCGACGCGCGTGCGCTCCGCCGCGATGCCCGCAGCGCGGGCGCTCTCGATGTCGGTGTTCGGCACCGACGACTTGTTTTCGACAGTCATCGTATTTTCCTCATCGGCACCCGCCGACTTTGATGTATCCGGCACGATTGCCGGAATTGGGGAGCGCGGCGTCACGATAGACGCGAACGCGCGAAATCTTTCCTTTGCACCGGCACGCATGGACTCGGTCAACTGACCGCCATCGTCTTCGGTGGCTTTCATTTCAGTAGCAAGGCCGGCAGCAATCGCCTCCCTGGTCGTGAACCAGGTCTCGCCGCTCATCCATGCCTCGACTACGTCACGAGTCTTGCCCGTGCGCGATACGTAGGCGTCGACCAGACCCACCTCGACCTTGTCGAGCATGTCTGCGGTCGCGCGCATGTTGTCCGCATTGCCCATCGCGACGGTCCACGGGGAATGCACCATGAACATGGCGCCCTCGCCCATCACGATCCGGTCGCCCGCCATCGCGATCACCGACGCGATCGAGGCCGCGAGGCCGTCGACGTGGACGGTCACTTTCGCCGGGTGTTCCTTCAGCGTGTTGTAGATCGAGAGGCCGTCGAACACCTCGCCGCCCGGCGAGTTGATGCGGACAGTGATGTCCTCAACGTCGCCCATCGCGGCGAGGTCGTCACGAAAGCCCTTTGCAGTGACCCCATTACCGAGCCAGTCGGCGCCGATCGGGTCATAGATCAGCACCTCCGCAGACTTCTGCCCGCGGGCCATTACTTTGATCATGTCGTCCCCTGCCGCTTACGCGGCGCTCTTGAACATTAGAGCCAGCTCTTCGTCGAGCCGCGACACGCGCCCGAGCGTGACCGAGAAGGCCGCAACGTCCGGCCACTCTGTCGCTTGCAGTGCAACTTCACGAGGCAGCGGGACGCGGCGAATCGACCGCCGACCGCGCGGAATCGATCGTGAACGATATCAGGCTCTGCCGGTCGCTCATCAGAGATGTGAACCGGCGCAACACCGGCAAGCTTCGTGTGATGCAATGTTGAAGATTCAAGCGTCCGGTTGAGGCGCGCACGGACGGCGCGGGAAGCGCGCCGGAAATACGTAGGCTCCAATCCGGAGGTA